ATTTTCTCTGGTATATATTAAATATTTACCCTTACCCTTTTTGTTACCATTGTCAGCTAATTTTTGTATAGTTAATTTGTATAATTGCTCTCTATTTACAATTAGCCAAATTCTTTCTCTTTCAAAAGCAATATAGTCAGATTTACCTTTTATCCATCCATCATACCCATAAACATTCTTACCTTCAATCCAAGTCAAATCTGATGAAAATTTTTTATCACTTCTATTATTTTTCTTTTGGCTTTTTACATCAAACTTTAATTCTTTATCACTAATTAATGAACATATTCCTTTAACATCCCAATGCTCCATTTGGTCTTGGTATCTAGTAGCAAATATTGCATTTGATAAACATTCGTTAGCAAATACTATCTCAACCCTTTTTCCATAATCAAGAAAGTCTTGAAACTTATCTGTTTTTCTAAAGTCCTGTTGCATATATTTCTTTTTTAATTAACCCAACTGGTAAATTAATATAGTCTTCATGTAGACAGCTTGTATATTCTGCCTTTGGATAATGCTTCATCACATACTCATTGGCTCGTGTACAATCTACAAAATGTCCAACATATTCTGGACTGCTCATTGTAAGATATACAACTAATACATATTCAAACATGAAGAATCCCATTCTCTATCATGTACTGCATAGTGTTTATATAGGCTTTATCCCACATCTCACGCTTCTGCTCACGATTGAGATTTATTCCATTGTCATATTCATGATGGCAATTGTAACATAAGGATGCGACTAACGCATCGCTCACCTTCATAGCCATCCCTTTACCCATATTTCTATGAGCCCCTACAATTGTGCCATCGTTAGCACCGCAGTGCATACAAGGTAATTGTCTACATGCTTCCATCATCTTCTTACTGCGAAACATTATTCTTCCTTAAATTGAAAACCATATTGAGATGCCCACCATTCTATCTGCTTCTGGTATTCAGCCATCTCTTCTGTATTCAGAGAAGTGGTACTTGGAATCTTAACAATCTTCTCACCGTTAACTTCCACCTCTTCCTTTAGGAATCTAAACTTCATGAGTGAGTCCATCTCTTCTGGTTCATAACCCAATCCATCACCAATAGCCTTTAGAAGTTTCCAGTATCTTTTATTCTGCTCTATGCTTCTAGTAAATTTATGTTCATTCACATCAACCCTCCATAGTTTATCAAAGTCTAATTGTTTTATCTTGTCTATAAAATTATCAAGATTGTTTTTTGTTAGGGTGAATCGCATCTTTACCTTCCTTTACATATTTAATAACAACACCATTCTTATCTGTAATTTTGTAACTGGTACAGTTAAACTCTTTAATAAATTTAAGTAGATCATTCATAGCGGGGTCTCCTGAAATATCATACTGGCTCTGTTAAAATAAAATCCAAACTTACCTTCAAATGGATAGTTCCTTTGCTTCTGTATGTAGACTAAACAATCTGGCATCACCTTCAACTCATCTTCAGTCTTGGCTTTATCATCTGCCCATTTTTCCTTCAACTTATTGCGGTATATCATGATGATGTTGTCTACCAAATTACGAATGTTACTAGAGCCGTAGATACTTTGTGCATCTGGAGCTTGTAACTCATCAGCAACTTTCCTTAAATGTGCTACAAGGAATACTGCCATGTTTAAAGATTTAGCCATGACGGATAGTTTGTTGATAAACTTCTTCTGCTGATTGTATCCATCGTTACCCTCATCCACATCTTGTATAGTCATTAAAGAGTCTACAATAATGTAGTCACAATCCAATACTTCCTTTGCATAGATCATACTGGCGAAGACATCATCACTTGTGGTCGTTGATGTTTGGTCATAGATATAAATACTATCCTTCTTTGCTTCACAATATTCTTTAATAAACTTTGGAGTTGGTGGAGCTCCAGTTGAATTGCGACCAAGACCAATACGGCAAAGCCTTGATATAGAAATCTCTGGTCTCATCTCCATAGACATAACTAAACACTTTCCTGTCTTGGATAAATGATTGACCCACTGCATCAGCATTTGGGTTTTGCCATGACCGCTAATTCCTGTAATTAAATTTACCTCGCTTAATCTGCAAAGGTATCCAGAGTCCATCTTTGGAAAGCCTAAACTCTTACCTGACTTAAGTTCCTTATAGAAATAATCTATAACATCATCTGCAAAGTTAGTCATGTCTCTAATCTTAAAGTCATCCTTACTCTTACTCTTATAGTTTCTTATCTCATCTGAAGAGATAGTTAACTGATTCATCATGTCGCCAACTGTCTGTATCATATTGCTCCCTCCCAATCATATTTAACTTTAGTATTATCACCATCTTCCCATCTTCTCTGATTGATAATAGTTTCAGGTGCTGGATTAAAACCATCCTTCCATTCTTTAGTTACATTCATAGACTTTATCCAGTTGATGATAGTGTCTGCTTCACTATCCAACCCATGCTTAATCCATTTATCTCTACATCCCTTTTTATTATTCTTTCTCTTTGCTAACAAACTATTCCAGAAGTCATCGAAGTATATATCTTTATTCTCCTCTATTCTTCTCTTCTCTAGGACAACATCTTGTTCACAAGTTGTTATCAAGTTGTTATCATCTTGTAACCAATGTGATAACATGCTAATTTGCTTGTTAATGAAATCCTCTGTCTTCCTTAATCTAAAGGCTATCTTGTGGACTTCAGGCAGTTCACCATTGTTTTCAGATGCTAATAAAAGTAACTCAATTAATGTAGCTTTACTATCTGAATTAAGATTGTGCCATTCATAATCCTCAAGTATCTGTCTGTAGACTTTTATCCAAATTACATTTCTATCTTTCATAGGTGGTTGAAATTTACTCCAGTTTCTAATTTTCAAAATAAACACTCCTCATATGTTGCTAACATATCGTTGACAGATTGTTGTTTCTCTCCAGTCTTTTCGATATGTAGGTACGGTTTGTTTTCTATGAACCATTCAGCTTCCCGTTTGGATTGGAAACGCTTTATAGGTTCACCCTCATTGTCCTTCACTATGTGCGTGAAGACTCTGTCTCTCACTTAATATCTCCTTTATCTGATACTTGCGTAACTCTGGAAGTTGATTAGATTTCTTCCAATGGTACATGACTTGACGAGTTACTCCTAAAGACTCTCTCAAATCTTTCTTGTTATTTTTAAATAATGTTAGTGCTTCTTCAAATGTCATTTATATTTCTCCTGTTTATATTTTTCTAATGCTTGTTCTGCTTCATACTCTTCTTGCTCCAGCTCCTGTTGCCATCTCCATTGACTTTCACAGTAGCCGTCATAGTCTTGTAACCAACTATCTCTATCCATTACATCTCTCCTAGTTATTAATGTATAGTAGATTATACATGATGTTTAATTTAGTGCAAGTATTTTAATGTAAAAATATTTTTAAATAAGTGCTTGCATTTGTGTAAAAGATAATATACAATGTAGTTTCATTTATCAATAAGGAGAGAAACATGGATTTAAATGACGAGTTAGCCAGAATTATATTCGAGCTACAACGAGCAACAAATGATTTAAAAGAGTTCAATGACAAACTTGAACAGGAGGATAAAGATGAGTAAGTTTAATGAACTACGAGTGTTAGATGTTAGTAGGTTTGTAGAAAAGAAAGGTGATTTTAATTACCTTGCTTGGGCACATGCGGCTGATATCTTATTACAACATGACCCAATGGCTACATGGGAACATCAAAAACCAGAAGTATTTAATGACAATACAATGATGGTCTTCTGTACCGTTCATGCCTTTGGTAAATCTATGTCAATGCAATTACCAGTATTGAATTATAGAAACCAAGCTATTAAGAATCCTAATGCTATGGAAGTTAATACAGCGATGCAAAGATGTTTAGCAAAGTGTATTGCTTTATTTGGCATTGGATTACATTTGTTTCAAGGTGAAGACCTTGTTGACCTAGACCCACTAGAGCTGATTCAGAGTGTATATAAGACTCAAGGTATAGAAGGTGCTAGAGCTGTGTACAATAAAATGGATACTGATGCTCGTAAGAAGTGTCAGAGCTTTATAGAAGAAATAAGGGAGAGTAAAGATGGAACAGAGAAGTGATGAATGGTTTCAGGCTCGTCTTGGTAAAGTTACTGCTAGTCGTGTAGCTGATATTATGGCTACATTAAAGACAGGTAAGGAAGCAATAACTCGTAAGAATTATCGCATTCAACTTGTATCAGAAAGGTTAACTGGAAAGAAAGTAGATTTATACTTTAATGATGCAATGAGAGTTGGCATTGAAAGAGAAGAGGATGCTCGCACTACATATATGTTTAAACATAGTGATGTAGAAGAGGTAGGTTTTATAGACCATCCTACTATTTCAATGACAGGAGCTAGTCCAGATGGTTTAGTTGGTGAAGATGGATTAATAGAAATTAAATGTCCATTAGCAACAACTCATACCGATACAATTATATCTGGAGAAGCACCAAGTAAATACATATCACAGATGCAATGGCAGATGGCTTGTACAGGGCGTAAGTGGTGTGATTTTGTATCATTCAATCCAGACTTCCCAGAAAATTTACAATTGTTTGTGGTAAGAGTGGAAAGAGATGATACACTTATAAAAGAACTAGAGGATGGAGTTAAAAAGTTCTTATCAGAAGTTGATGATACTATCAACCAATTACAGGAGAAGAAATAATGGAAATAACAATGTTCGACCCAGTTGTTACAGAGCCGATATTAAAACTCAATGAAGAAGAGAGGGATATTATTCGTGCCGCAGCAAGTGGGGAGTTTTCTCAAGAAGATATACAGCGAAAAAGAAGTGCATCAGAGTCTCAAGAAATCGCTGACAGAATTGACAAAGCTGTTTGGGAGTTAATTAAATTAAACCCAGATGCGTTTGGTCAAGAGACAGTCTTTCAAATGGCTGCCAAATTTTATAAGAAAGAAAGGAATCAAGAATGGCAACAGTAGGAGTTAGTGTTAGAATAGATGTAACAAAGATTGATAAAGATAAGTTGTACAAAGGTCAGAAGGGTCAGTATTTAGACTTGACGACTTTTATAAATCTTGATGAGCAAGACAAGTACGGCAACAATGGCTTCATCAGTCAATCAATTTCAAAAGAAGAAAAAGATGCTGGAGTTAAAACTCCTATTCTTGGTAATGTAAAGGTGTTCTACCCAAAAAGTAGTGCATCTGCTAAACAAGAAGACTTTGCTTTAGAAGATGACCCGTTCTAAAGTAACTCGGTATGTATCTCAAGAGAATCTAAAATGGTTACCAGACCATGCGATTGTGCAATTTGGCAATCGTAAGAAACATCAACACGGTTTGGTAAAGATAGAGTTAGATTTTTATTGGATAAGAAAAAATGGTAAGAGGTATGAAAAGTTAATGGGGGAGTTATGAGCTCCCCTATTAATTACTTGTTACAAACATACATTGTAACTTCGAAACCGAAACGCATTTCAGTTGCTGATGGTTTTGTCCACATAATCGTATCCTTTCTATATAGATTTTGTTACATGTATCATTATACAGTAAAGATAGTGGATAATATTGAGAATGTATTTAGAAAAGGCTAATGATTATAATGATTAATGATGAAATTGATTTTTCCAATACTAAAAGCCAGTTACTATTTACTCCTGAAGGAGCAGTGTACATTAACATTCTTTACAAAGCTTTGGATGATTATAGAAAGTGTAAGAAATATGATGGACGATTACAGCCAATGGGTAGAAGAGCTCTAGAATTTTTAATGTCACAAAATGAAATCATGCAAATCAACGCTTGGCTTCTTGGCATTCCTTTGTATAAGATGATGGAGATAATGTACAATAAAGAATTGTTTACTGTATTTAAAAGAAACCTTAAACTATTAATCAATGATATAGATGATTATTTAGATGGAAAATTTAAAGAGGTCAATGAAGATGATGATTCAGAATAAAATAAAAACAATAATAAAATTTGTAGTCTTTGCATTAGTAGTGTTATTATGTATTGGTATTGGTTGTTATTACTACATTAATCAACCATTAGATTCAAAAGAAATAATGTGTTATAAAGGTAAATTGATACATAGAATAGGTGATGATGGTACTGTTTATGTTAAAGTAAAAAATGTCTCTTGTGAAGTTGATAGGGGCATGATAATTATAGAGGAGAAATCATGAGTGATATGATTAACCCAGACCATTACAAGGTGGGAGGGATAGAAACTATAAATGTCATTAAGGCTAAACTTGGTGATGATTATAAACACTATGTCAAAGGTAATCTGATGAAGTATTCTCAACGACTTGGTAAGAAGGATGACTGGGTTCAAGAACTTCGTAAGATTGCATGGTATGCTAATGACTTGGCAGATGAATTAGATAGAAAGAAATCATCACCAATCATGCCTGATGAGTGGATAGAAGACCCACTACACGATGAAGACTAACGAGCCTTGCGGTATCTGCTACGCCATAGGATTGGCTTGTATACTAATGGTAATTATATTGGAAGTAGTAGAGAGATGGCTATTAAAGTAATAGGGCAGGTGTGCCACAAATGTAAACAACCTGCAAACACTTATGACAATAAAAAATGGTGGTGTGGAAGAACATTGTCAGCACATGGGATATGTAAGAATGATAACAAAAAGAATGGCGATAGAGGGTGATTGGTTCACTGTTCAATTTTTTAAAGAGGGTGATGGTAGTATTAGGGTTGAAGTGGTACATGATATAAAGAACAAGTTTTATAAAATGTATCCTGATAACAAGTTAACTTTTGAGGAGAGTAAAGATGAGCAAGTATAATATATTATTTATAATAGTGGCAATTACTTTAGTGACAGGCATACAAGTATATGCACAAGATAGGATTGTAGTAACTCCAGACGATGATATTATCGTATGTACTACTGATGAGAATGGGGTTACTGTTTGTTTATGACCTGTTATCCCAGATAAATGTTAGCCATTCTTTTAGTTTTTTTACACGGTTCTCGTCTTTAAGTTTGGCTAACCATTCTCTTCTTTGGGCTAATGGTTTTTTAGATAGGTTTAGTGCTTCACAATATCTTTGGTATTCTTGTGAGTAGTTGTCTGTTTCCAGACCATTGGGTAAGGTAATAGGTTTCTTATTCGTCTTCAAGATAAATGCTATCTACTACGATCTCAACATTGAATACTTCACCTTCATCGCTTATGGTTATGATTAATGTATCTTCACCATAAACAACTTGAACTTCTTCAATGCGTTTACCTTCCATGCGTTTTGCAATTTTATTAATATCCATTAGTGAAATTCAGTGCCCTTTAACACTCCAAAATAAATATCAAAAACATCTCCAGCAATAACAAGTGATTCATTATTGCTAAATCTAATTGTCAACATAGATCCAGTAGAGTCTTCAGCTAAATCAATATCTGTAATTGTTTTATCTATAAAGTTTTCTAATAACTCTACACTATCATGTTGTTCCATCTACCATCCTTGTCTAATACCATTGGCATAAGTTTAGGTTGCCCGTTTATAATCATGCCGCAACCCACTATGAATCTTGACTTAAAGTTTTTAGCATAATCAAATGCCATAGACTTCTGATTAATTAAACAACCAACCTGCATACCCCAGATAAGAGCATCAGGATTAGAGTAGTAACCTATATTAAACTTTGTATGGTAATGACCTTGAACAGTATTCATGCCATATTGTTGAGCTACCTTTAGTACATCTGCTGACATACCATGAGTAAAGAAACAACGGCTACCATCAGACAATGTAATAGTGACATCATCTACCCACTTCCATCCATCACCTACACCAAGAAACTCGTTGTAAGATTTAAGATAGTCTTTAGGTAATCCATATTTCAAAGCTCTTCTATAGACTAAAGATGAATGATTGCTATGTACAATAGTCATCTCTGGGAATATCTTTTCCAGCTCTTGTATATAGAGTTTAGATTTACGAAGCTCGTCACCTGCTGACATCAAGTCAGGGTTATGTTCGTGCATAGAGATTGCATGATGGTCTAATTCATCACCAATGTTAACAACCATGTCTGGTTTATATTTCTTCTTCAATGCCTTTAGAAAATCAAAAGCATCTTGATGATGATAAGGTATATGCAAATCAGATATCACTAATACTGAATTATTCATTGGTATAAACCTTTGTTATATAACAGGTTTATTGTACCATTATATTTTAATTATTCGAGTAAACTCGTACGCCTTTTTTGTCAATGATTAATGCTTGAAGTCTTGGATTTTCTTTAGCAAATGAGAGATGAACCCAACGATTAAATTCAAGAATGACTTGGTCGTATTGTATATCAGATTCCACAATGGCTTTAACAATAGCTTCAGGACTTCCAAAAGATGGCGAGATAAAGTCGACAGCCAATCCTTTAACATGACTGGAAGTATCTCTGCTTCCCAAATGAGCATTAAGAGTGCGACTGCGATAGCCACTACTAACAAGCATAGGATTGCGTAATAAAACTCTAACATCTTCTAATTTCTCCGCTAAAAATTTTAAGTTATCCATCACTTCTTCTGATGGTGTATTGTCTATATCTAATCTTACTGCTGTATCAGATTGTGTTAACTCTTCTAAACTAAAGTGTTTGGACAACCTCATTTAGTAAGACCTTTAGTCTTCTCAAAGGTTCTCAAACCGCCTAGACCTAACATACCCATTAATACAGTCATTAAAGAACCCATATCAAATGAAGGTAATGCAGGTAATACAACATTAAACCAAGCCGCAAAGAATAAAACAACAGGAGATAATACAAAGTGCCATGCTAGTGCAAAGCCACATACCCAACCAATGAATGGTCTCCAACCAGCAACCCATACACTGCGATGCTGTGCTTCTTCTTTGTTTGTTTCTGCTTGTATCATGTTAGCTTCGTGAGCGTGTTTCTCTGCCATAGTAGCTATCTCATGGGCTAACTTATTCTTCTGGTCTTTATCCTCTATAAACTTATCAAGTATAGATGTGATTGGTGCTATTAATGCTGTCCACATATTATTCCTTATATTTCGTTTTCATCAAAGCCAAACTCATCGGCTATTTGTTTTCTAACTGAATCAAAATTTTTATCATGTCTGATGTAAGATGTGCCGTGCATATGATTGCACATATGTATCATCTCATGAATCATTGATTTAATTAAGCTCGTTAAGAAACGATGTCTTTGAGGGCATATCCCTATTGTATCTGGATCAGGTGTATAACTAGCCATAACCTTGTCTTCAACAGGTAACAACTCAAACTCTACTTCATTGCTTGGAGGATAACCAATCTGTCTCATGACTGGCATCTGTCGAAGCATATCATACACAGCTTTAATAGTGCTTATCTCAATCTTCATCGTCTTCAATAAAGTATTCTGTTAATGTTGCTATTCCCTCTACACACTTACCAATCACAAGATTAAATAAACCTAGTGAATAAAACGCTATAAACAAAACAGGTATACAGAATAGTCTAAACAATATAAAGATAATATCATTCATTATCTCAATTATGTTTTTCATTTATCTATCCAATGACCAACAATAAATGCAATGATAGCGGCTATTGTGCTAAAGAACCACATAGCAGCTCTTTTGCCACCTCTAAATTCATCTAGTGTACTTTTAATATCATCAATAGATTTATCCATTTTATCTACTTTATTCATAATATGGTCTATATCTTTTTTCATATGATTTATTTCAGCAGAATGTACTGCTACTTTTTCTTGTACTTGTTCCACTAGATTCCTTTCTTTTTGGTGCGTTGTAGAGATTTATAGGTGGTAGTTTTAGTGTGTGCCATATCATACATTCTTATCTTTATTTTTTTTCATATATGCTTCTCTTCCACCACCAAACCATTCGTACATAAATGGTCCAAATTTTGGAACTAATCTTAAGCTATTTATTTTATCAAGATTTCCATTATTAATTGCTCTAACTATATCTGGGATAGGTGTAAATAAACTTAAAGATGCTGGAGATAATGCCACATCTTTAATAGTTCCAGCTACATCACCTCTCTTCAAACTTCTTTCTATTGTATATTGTGACAATCCAAAAGTTTTAAATATATTAAAGAAAGCATCAACAGGAATTTGTTCTGGCTTGATAGGTCTAAACAACATAAGGTCTTTTAAAGTATCAACACTTGTATTTGCACCTACTATCATTGTATAATAAACCAATGCTTGTTTCATTGCTTCTTTTTTATTACCAGCTTTCCAGACTTGCCTTATTGTTCTATTCATATAGTCTAATTGTTTTAATGTAAAAGACTGCAACGCATAAAGTATTCTTCCATTTGGGTTATTAAGATAAAACTCTGGAAGAGATTCTAAAAATATAGGTTGAACATCTGCAAGCTCCATAAATGCGTATGCTTTTACATCTGGACTAAACACATCTCTTTTTAAGTCTGCTGCAAATTGGTCAAATTTGTCTCCAAAAAATCCACCATATTTAGCTCTTAATTGTCTTTCACCTTTTTGTGTTGACAATAAATTTTTAGCTTTATTAATAGCACCATTGATGTTTTTATTCTTACCAAACCTATCAACATCTTTAAATCTAACAAGTTTAGAGCTTAATATTTTATCTAAATATTTTGAAGTTAATAATGTGTTATTTTTTAATTCAGCAGCCATGTCATCAAGACCAAGCTTTTCTATAGTTAATCTGTTAACACCAAACGCATCTGCTATTGTATTTTTAAAACCATGAGCAATTACACTGATAGCTGTATCACCTAACTGTGTTGTTGCTGCTAGTGGATTTCCAAGTGTTGCCATGTATGTTATATCTCTAGCCATTTGCATTATTTTATGAGGAGATTGTTTTCCTGCATTAAATCTTGCTCTTAATAATGCTGTAGCTTCATCTAAATAATCTTTCTTTGGACCTTCTATGTTGGCAAAATCTTTTGCTAATAAATTACCAACAGAAGCATCAGTGTCTATAACCCTACCATCTGCTTTTAAATTATTTCGCCCAAAGAATTTTGCTTCTTCTATGCTTGAAACAACTGACCTAATATAATTATCTAAAGAATCTACTGGGTCGTTAAAGAATGGTAATATGTCTTCTGTTAGCTCTTGAATTTGTCTTTGTTTTGAAAAAGTTGGTTTTCCTCTTTGCGATTTTTGACCATACCCTCTAATATAATTATTCAATATTTTAGCTGTTTCTTCTTCTGGTAAATTTTCGACTGATATATTTAATTTTAAAGCTTTATCTTCTAATGCTTTTTCAATAGCATCTTTAGCCTTATAACCATATTTAGATTCAAGATGTGCATACAATCCATCTAGGTCTTTTACACTTCCACGAGGAAAGTAATTTTTAATTTCACCAATTTCAAAACCAGCATCACCTAAATCTTTATATAATTTTTTAAGAAGATTAGTTGTAACATCAAACTGTCTAGCTTGTTCTTCACCCAAATAATCAACCATAGTTTTTCTTGCAGAAGTAAAGCTTCCATTATATAAATCTAATGTTAACTTTTTATAAACATCTTCAGGCAATGATTTGATTGCAGACATAAAAGGTTTAACGGTTGATATGTATTGCTGATTAAGTATACTTTCATTGATAGAATTAGCTCTAACTTTGTTGTATAGTTCTGGAAAATATCTTTGCAATCTTGTCTCAATAGGTTGAAACATTGTTTGCAATCCTTTTTTAATAGCCCCTCTATCTTTAATTTCTGAAATTCTTTTTGCAAGTGCAATAGAATCAGCTTCAACTTTTGATTTTGGTATAGGTATTTCAACATCTTTATTTATAGCTGCCTGTTGAATAGCCTCATCACTAATTCCTAATTTATTATTAACAAATGGTCTAACTTCTTCTATTGGAACACCTCTATTGATAGCATCTGCAGCTTCTATTTTATATTTGTTTAACAATTCATCAGATTTTTTAATAGATGTAGGGTCTGTATTTTTTCCCATCATCAATGGTTTTGTTTTGCCTTTTGATAATAAAAATGGCAATATACCAGCTCCAGCAGAACCAGCAGTTTGACTTAATATTCCACCACCTGCTTCTTCAATTGCACCAGCAGCAGTACCTGCTGCAGCTCCAGATACTATTTGTGTAGGCATCTCTTCTATAAAAGATTCTTGTATAGCTTTACCAGTTCTTGTTTGTGGCTTTAAATATTTAAAAACATTTCCAGAACCAGCACCAGTCATAAATTCTCCTGCACGACCTACTATTTTTTCAGTTGGTGTTTGTGGTTCAGGTAAGTTTAAAGCACTTGTAATATCTTGACCAATAAATCTTGGTGGTATTTCATATTGTTCTGGAAGTAATAAATTTGCAGCACCTCTTACTCCAGCAGCAGCTATATCTGGTAATGCTAAAGCACCTTCAATTGCAGACCTAGCAGTTAATCCAGCTTGTCTTTTAATAGATTCTACTGGAGTGTAATCACCAAATATTGCTTTCTTTATTCTTTCTTGTGTTGTAGGAAATGGTATTGCATTTTGTAATGCTTCATCTGTTGGTATATCTTGAACAGATGCTGTTTCTTCAGCTTGAGTTTTTTGTTGTGATGGCTGTTTATTTATAAGATGATTTACAATATCTTCATCAGAATAACCTTCACTTCTTGCACCATCTAAATTAAATTTGGATTGATTAGATAAATGCGAAGCAATATCAGAGTATGAATAACCTTCTTTTAGTGCACCTTCAACATCAAATGGCATTTATTATTTCCTTATTAATTAAATTCTGATAATGGCTTTTTCTTCTTCACTGTTGCTTTTGGCTCTATTTGTTTTACTCCTCCACCAAAAATACCCAAAAAAGGCTCTGTTGTAGTAACACTACCAGCCTCTTCAAATTCAGCAACAGCCATATCTATAGCATCATCAAAACTCACTTTTTTAGTAGCCATAATTTGATTTGCTCTTGAGTTTATAGCCATTGCAACTGTTTTATCATCTTCTTTTTCAATATCTAAATCAAAACCATGTGCTGCATTTAATCTATTTTTTGTATTTTTAATAGTTATATCTGTTGGTACTGATGGGGTTGTTGGTTTAGCTGTTGATTCTTTTGGTAAAGGTTTATAGTCAGGTATAGTTTGACCTTTTGCATCAAGAACAGGATATTTTGGATCTTTAGGAAAATACACCAACCCATATCTTTCATCTTGTTGAGGAGTTCCATATAATTCTGTAAACTTTGGAGGTTCTACTACAGTGTTATCAGCAATAACTTCACCTGTAATATTTCTTATAAGTTTACTATCTTTTCTAATAGGAGTTACTTTTTGTAGTTCTGTAAATAAAGCTTCTTGATTAGTAAGAGCCATAGATTCATATAAAGGATTACCTTTAACTCTAGGGTCATTAAGAAGTTGTTCAGTCATTTTTCGTTTTTGTTCAGCAAGAGTTTGTTCTCTTTCAATATCTTTAAACTTGGCTTTCATAAGCACATCTTTTTCTAAATTAGAAAATGGTGCTTGTGCAGATTCCATACCTTGTAAATAACCTTTAGCTAAATAAGGAATAGCAGAACCATATCCTTGTGTTTTAGGTTGAGCAAGATAACCTACAGCAGTACCTAGTAATCCTTGAAACAACGATTGTTGTTGTGCTTTTTTTAATTGATCTGGTGTAATTAAACCTTCCAAATAAGTAGGTGTTCTTGCACCAAAGATGTTAGTACCTGACGGTATAAAGTCTTCTAATTTAATTGCCATGTTTTTTCCTTATGCGAATCTTGGTTTAAATGTTCTTGAAGGCATATTAATAGCTAAAGGTTCTCCAACATTAGGTTTTTTTGGAGGTCTAATTTGTGCCATCTGTGTTTCTACTGCAGCTCTTTCTTCTGGAGTTGCTGCATCTAATCCCATTTGCCCTAATTGAATTTGTTCCATAGGACTCATACCAGCTATACCTTCATATGCTGTATCTAATAAACTTGAAGATGGCTCATATCCACCACCACTCATTTGTGCATTGGCTATTGGAGTAAAGTCTGGTCTTAATAATTCTTGTGAGTATGGAGTATAACCGCCACCTGTTGCAACAGCACTAGCCCCACCATCTAATCCAAAAGATTGTGCAGCCCCTATATTAGGATTTGACATCATACTTGTTAATCCAGTATATTGGTCAGGTACAATAGCTGTCATAGGACCAGCCATAGGATTAGCACTATTAGTTAATAAAGATGGAGTAAACTCTGGAGTTACTGCAGAACCAATAGCTGGTTCTACTGCAGATGGAGTTACTGCTGAACCTAAATTAAATAAGCCACCTTCAGTAAAACCAGAACCAAACCCTGTTGATCCTCCAAATGCACCACCAGTAACACCACCTAATAATGCACCTTGTAATGGGTTTCTACCTGTAGCTAAAGAAGATATTGCACCTATACCTGCACCAACCAATACTGGAGCACCCATTACTTACCTCCTCCTGATTGAGTTGTAGTAGAGACTTGACCCATAGGAGCACCGTATGCAGCAGATAGGTAAGACTGTAGTTTAGTGTATGGTAAGTTTTGTTCAAATTCAAATCTACCAATGTCAGCTTCAAGAGCTTGTCTTTGGTAATCTTCTGCTGTTTGTCCTACATTGAGTAGCTGTTGAATGTCTTGGTAATCAGCAGCAGCCATTTGTGGAGCAGATTGTATTGCTCTTTCTTGAGCTGCTCTTTCAGCCGCATAGTTTTGGTATGCTAATTCACCAGCTCTTGCTGTTAGTTCTTTAGCTAGGTTTGTAGATGCACGAGACTGTAAGTCTTGCATAGCACCAGAACCATAACGACCAGCTTGTGAGCTTTGAGATGCAATGTTTTTAAGAGCATCTTGGAACTGGGTTGTAGCTACTCCTGCTGCACCTTGTAAGGCATTAGCAAAGTATGGATTTAAACCTAAATTTTGACCTTGTATTGTAGCCAACTGTTGTTGTTGAGCAGCAGGTACTAATGGACTACCAGCTAATGCTCTTGTTTGTGCAGCCTGTAATGCCTGTTGTGTTTGTTGGCTTGGGTCTACATAGGTTTGATATGGGTAATACTGTGGAGTGTCTGATTGGTATAAACCTTTTGCTTCTTGTAAACCATACTCAACAAACGGTCTTACAGTAGGGTCTAATTGGTTTTGTGTAGTAGACGAACTACCTCCACCGCCACCGCCTTTAAATAGCTGTCTGCCCATTTTGCCATTGTCGATAGACTGGTTGCCATCTAACTCTGGGAAATAATCGTAAATCATAATTTTAACTCCATTAGTGTATATTTAGGTTCTAATTTAAATTTCTTTCGCCATAATCTGACGATGCCTTCTTTTGCAGTAGAACCTTGAACTCTAGTCCCACCGTTGTTTTTTACCCATGTTAAGAATTGTTCCCAACATTTTTGATTTGTCATACCACCGATATATGTAATATATGCTACTCTGTCATTAGGATAATTTACCCATTGAACAGTAAATGCACATTCACATTTATCACCATTCATAACAAGGAATAATACAGAGTTACCTTGTGCTACAAATTGTCTTAACTGATCTATAGTAAATTCACCGTTGCCAGTGTCTATAGCTCGTTGTAAGTGCTGTTCTGCAAGATGCCAGAATTGATGGATATGTGTTGTAGGAACTACAAAAAGATTGGTTTCCATAGTCAAAACCTTGTAAAATATACTATCCGATTATAACATATCCCCATGTATTATCCGACACACTATTAGGTAAATGTGTTACCGTTGCCTGTCCTTTTTGTCTATTGCTAATGTATGGTTGTAATCCTGTTCCAGATGTTTGACTAGGAAATGCCATACATAATGTTAATGATACAGATGGTATGCTAGGTCTATTATAAGGTGATGTAATTGCTGCACCTGCTGTTAATGAAACATCTACATCATCCACTGCACATACTGCTTCTACATAATCACTTGCTGATAAGTCTAGTGGGTGCTTTACATAAGCTACAGCTGCACCATTTGTAGAACCTTGTTTATCAGGAACTGTAATGTTTGTGCAAGAATGTGGTACATCTGTTCCATTCACTCTAAACCATACATACGCATTATGTATTTGTGAATCTGTGTTATTAAACCGACATAACAAGTCAATATCATAACAACCTGCATAATCGACTGTAATCTGATTACTTGCTAATGACATTCCATATTCTTTTTCTGCATCAGCAATAGCTATTACTGTAGGTGTATTAGCGGTAAATGTCTGTGTTGTATCATCTTCAAATAAACCATGAGGTAACTGGTAACCTGTTGATGCACTTGATATAGTCAATGGGACTAATATAATCTGTGAATCAGGACTGATACGCTCATTGTAGATTGTGGTTGTGGTTGCACCACCTGTTGCTAATGTGATTGTGCCAGTATTGTTTGTTTTGCCGTTTAATACTTGATTAGTAATTTCTGCTATTTCACGAGTATTAGCAAATTGTGGCTGTAGCCGTCTAAACTGGTTAGTCATTATCGGTTACCTTGATTCTTTGTTTCTACATCTATACTAATAGCATTCGTCCAGTTACCTGTTGGAATTACTTTAAATCTGTGGAATCGACCTGAACTTCTAAAGTTTGCACGACCTTCTTGTGTTGTAGACACAGCAGTACCAAACTGAATGTTATCATTTAATTCTCTTCTGGATGCAACTGCAACATCTGCTGTACCATTGTCTATTTGTGGTCTAACTAAACTGACTACAGAGTTATATCCAGTTTCTATATCAGCCGTAATAATTTCAGAATTAAAATTAGATCCAGTAAATACAATAATCTTATCATCTCTTGCACCAGCAAATAAGAACTTACCACCTACCCATAATCGATCATCTAATGATGCAGGAATTGTCTCTAAATCACCATAGATAGCTGCTAATCCTTCTAGTGTTGTACCTACAGTTGATGCTTGACCAACAACAGTTGTATCTGTTTCTACTCTTGACCATTTATTTAGTTTAAAGTTATATACAAGGATACTACGACCACCATCCACATTAGAATAATTCCATACCACTAATTTTTTAATAGGATCAACAGCAGTAGACATTGTTTCTAGGTCTGTTAAGTCACAGTCTCTAAAGAAATAACGGTCTATTTTTTCAACACCAATCCCTGTAACGGTATTACCATCACACATATAGAATCCATCGTCTGCAAGGAAGAATGATGTTGCACCGTACTGGGCAATACTGTTACCTGCAAAACAACCTAATCCTCTTGAGATAGCATCAAACTGGAAGAATAATGGTGATCCAGAGTAGGTTGCTCTATAAATAGCCTTTTCTAAAAATATAAGACCAAACTCACCACCAGTGATTCCAGTAATGTTTCCACCGTCAGGAAGTATCTGATAATCTGATTGTGATGTAGAACCAGACACCCAATTAGTTTCATCGTTAATATCAGACCATTGTACTTTTGATGGCTCTGTTGTGCCAAGATGTGCAGCAAATACAAAGTCACGAACAACTGTAATATATTTAGCTGTTGGAGCAGATGCAGATAAATCAGCAAATGCTGAAGATACACCCATTGTCCATGCTTGTATTGGTGTTGAATTATTTGTAGCTAATACCACTTTACCAAACTGTGCAAACTTCCAATAATGTAAACTAGAGTATCCACCAGCTTTAGATACATCTAACATATTTAAGTTAGTAGAATCAAACTGGAATAATTTAGTTTCTCCACCTGCAAACAGTTTTACTTCGTCACCAAACTTACCTGCAAAGATAGAGTTTAAGTTTTCAGATGCTGCATTAGAAAAGTCTTCTGCACTGTTAAAAGGTGCATAGCCAATAGATACAGGATATACATTTTTAGCTTCTAGTAACTGTCCTGCAATAGCAGGCTGATCTGGAAGCCATTCTTCAAACTTTAATCTTGTATTTGCCATTAAGTATATACCTCACCTGCTGTTACATTACCTGTGTTTGTAGCTGGGAATGCTCTTGTTTCACCCCAGATGATACGCACTGCACCTTGTGCTCCATATCCAGAAGATCCTGAAGAGTCAGCACCACCGCCTCCACCACCGTAGAGACCACCGTTTTTACCTTGACCGCTTTGACCACCTGAACCACCGCCACCTACAGGACAGTTATAACATCCGTAAGATGCACCAGATGCACCTTGACCAAAGATACTAACACCGCCACCACCTAAACCTTGAGAGTCACCAGCACCACCTGCACCACCAGATCCACCAGCATTTGTATTACCGTTAGCAGTATAGCCACCTGCACCAGCTCCACCACCACCAGCAGTTGGGTCACCATGCCACATATTTCCACCAGATCCACCACCGTCACCTACATAATTACCACCGTATGCAGTACCAGATGAGAAGTTTGGAGATTGACCACCACCACCTTTTACTGTGGATGTGTTAATAAAATAACTATCACCACCGTTGACTAGACCATAGTCGTTACCTACACCAGCACTACCTACAACCACAGTATATGTAGAACCAGGAGTGACAGAGATATTATTTTTCCATCCAAGTCCTCCGCCGCCACCACCAGGTCCAGCATTTCCAGAATGGTATCCACCTCCACCGCCACCAATACAAACAGCACTAACTTGTGTGACACCAGAAGGACAAGTCCATGAGTGTGTCCCTACAGTTGTATATTCGGACTGACCTTGATTATCATAGTTACGATTATAAAAGTCAGAAAAAGATACTGCACCAGATGATCTCTTACTTAATAGCCTGACCCTATAATCGTTCATACTGATTGTAGATAGTGATGTATTTCTTAACTCAAGCGTAACTTGGTTTAAGCTAATAGCACCGCTAGACTGCATTGCCATTATTCAGCTCCTTTAATCTTATCCACTTTCGCACTTAATTCTTTAATAGCTTCTATTAATAGTGGGACTAGCCTTTCGTATCTAACTGTTAAGTATTGTTCGTCTATAGGTGCAGGTGCAACAACTTCAGGCATAATTGCATTAACTTCTTGTGCTGATACACCGACTTCTTTTTTAACTTCATATCCTAGTTCAACTGCTTTATCATTTGCGTGATAATAAAAACCATGTAATGTATTGACTTTATCGAGTGCTTTTTCAATATTACCTAGTTTAGTTTTTAATCTGTCGTCAGAGTAGTATGCAGTAATGTTATTAGTTGCACGAATCTCGCCTGTTGTTCCAGACGCACTTGTGCCTATACCTAATGAATCAAATCTTGCATCAGCAGCAGTATCAAGACCTAGAGATGTAACTAACGCTGCAATGCTTGTTACTCCTGTACCACCTTGTGCAGCAGATAATGGAGTTGTTAATCCAGTTAAAGATGTAATATCAGCATTTGCACCAGATTTAGCAGCACTTAAGTTAGTACGAGCAGTAGTGGCATTTGCACTTCCAGTACCACCAGCAGCAACAGGAATAGTATCTCCACTTGTGCCTGACTGTAAATCTTTAAGGTGAGACATGATCTCACGAATAGCATTGTTAATGCCTGAAGGTGTACAACCTTCGTTAATATTAATACCGTCTATGTCAGTATTATTACTCGCATTTGAATCATATTCACTAATTTTGGTTTTTGCCATGTATTATCCTTTTCTTAACCATATATTTGATTCAGGTGTATCTTCCACCCATATTTCATTTTCTGGTGAAACAGTAGACCATGTTTCTGTTCCAGCAGTGCTATCTGACCATTCTTCTCCCAATACAACACCAGATACTGATATATCTCCGTTTGCAGATACTCCAGCATTTCTATACCATATTGCATTACCTAAAGCATTTACAATGGCATTGCCCTCTATTGTTGGGAAAGCCTCTAATATTGTACCGCCTAGACCTTGAGCAGAACCAGTTGCTGTAACGCTACCAGTTGATGTTCTGACTCTTGTCGCATCTAATGTGACTGACACATTGCTAAACATTGTGCCACTAGCATATGCCCATGATAATCCATCTGACACAACTCTTGCGATACCAGAAATGTCACCAGAAGATGTTCTGTATCTAATTGCAGATGAATCTACGGTTGCATTAGCAGAGATAGATGCAGGACTTTGCTGTATACGAATGCCATTAATAACAACAGATCCATCAGCAGAAATAGTCCCAGTAAATGTTCTTATACGAGTTGCATCTATTGTAGCAATAGCATTTCCGTTAATATCACCAATGCCAAACTTAATTGATCCACCTAGTGAACTAAAAGGTGATTGAGAAAATGCAGATATGCCAAACATTATTCACCAAGTTCTGGTAGATTTTCTTCTGCTTCTGCTTGTCTTTCTGCTGCGGTTTTAACTACACCTAATTCAAATGCTTGTGCAACTTGAGCATCTTCACCTGTTGCAAGCTGTACATTGTTTTCATTACAATGTTTAACAAGTAATGCTATGATTTCATCTTTAGCAATTCTTGCTCTATTTTTAAGAGCATTGTCTGCCCAATCTTGCGGTGTATTTGCCGCATATTCTAGACACTTTAATTCTGTGTCTGTTAATGTTATTGTTATTGTTGTCATTTGTTTTTCCTTAAAATTAACCTATTAAATAACCGCCAAAATTATTTTGCTGATTTCTAGAACCATATGATGCATATATTGTTACATAATCGTTAACTGATAGCGAAACTATAATTGTTCCAGTTTGACAAAAATGATTATTATATGCTCCAGCACCACCTGATGGATAAGTAGCAACTATTGTACCATTTACACTAAAATCCAATTCTACATATGTTGTTGAACCACTACCATAATATTGTTGCGAACCAAAAAATAAATATGTTCCAGCAATAGGAGCAGTAAATCTACCATTTGTTGAATTATAATGTGAACCAATATTGACATATACAGTACCACCAGTTCCAGTTGACCCATTTCCTGAATATGTTAAACTTACTACAGAAAATGCTGGTTGATACGGCATAGTTACACGACCATTAGAGTCTATACGCATTCGTTCTGTATCATTAGTTAAGAATGTAGTAGGTCCACCATATATGTTACCAAAAGAAACAACAGACTCATAACCTTTGACATATTGAGTGCCGCTACCAGAGCCACCCATAATCAAGTAGTTCCCGCCTCTTGCCACCCTAAATGCTTCTCCAGTAGTACTTTGTTCAACATGAAGTTTTGTTGCTGGACTACTCGTACCAACACCTACATTATTATTAGTAGCATCTACATGAAGAGTGCCTGAATCTATATCAACACTTCTATCAGACTCAATAGATAATACAGTACTTCCGTCTTGCTCTATCGTTGAACCAGATGCTGTGGGTTTTATACTAATGGTCATTACTGAACTCCGTCTAATTGTTCCTGTGTAGGTTTAGCTAATGTAGGATGATTCCATTCTTTGATGTAATCACCTTTACCATCGCTATCATTCTGAAGCATGATTGTACCTGTAGTTAATGCAAAGTCTTCATTAGTTAAACTTGGGTAAAGCGTTATTATTTTTTCGTAAAGTGTCATGTTTTATCCTTGTGCTATTAAAATTCCTGAAAACCATGTTAATGATGTGCCTGCATAAAATGTAGTATTAGTAGAAGACTTTCCATATAAGTCTACATATTGACCTTCTGAAATATATAGAATGCAAGATAACTCTGGACTTGCATTTGTTCCATTACTATATCCTATATTTCCATATAGTTTTCTATCATCATTTACAAAAATAGAAACATGGTATTGACCATTTGGTCCTTGCATATGGGTAGACCCACTAAAATGATAATATCCAGATACTGGTGCAGTAAATCTACTATTTGCAAATGAATTGCTTGTGTCAAATGTTTCCGCACCAAAAGTAATTTTTGTATCTACATTACCACTAATTGACTGGTCAACAGTACTGTACGCTCTAAATGCAACAGGTTGTTGTGGTTTATATCCATTAGCATTAAATCTACCTACCTCTGTAGGATTCTCTGCATTACCGACACCAATCCTTAATGTTCCATCAGGCGTTGCTGGTTGATAGATGGTAAAGTTATTGCTAGAGGTAGCATCTGTTCCGACTTGTAGTTTCTTTGATTTTACTGTACTCATACTGCCCTCGCTAGGAAACCATTAAAATATTTATCTGCTTGTCCAGAACCTGTGAATGTTAAACTTGTTCCTGTTGCATAAACCCATAATTCTACATAATCTGTTGTACCATTCATATATATTAAAGAAGATACATTTACTCTATTTCCTATTGTTGCTAAATCTATGCCTAACTTAAATTCAGAACCATTTTTTCTAATGGCACATAATAATCTAGTTGTGGTTGAACTGCTCATATTTACTTGACCATTAATTTGATAGTATCCTTCTACATCTGGGGTAAATCTATAATTTGTAGAACTATCGTAAGCATTTGTTGCATCAAATTCTTCTACATTAACTGGAACTTTTGTCCATGTTGCATTTGAAACACTTGCTGTTGAATTTGAATAAGCACTAAACGCTGGTGCATCTGTAACTATCTGTGGTACATCAATGTTACCACCAAATGTACTGGTATCATTTCCTTTTATCTGTGTTGTCATACGACACTCCATGTTGCACCATCACCGATTGTAATAACAATACCATCTGCTACAGTGACAGGACCAGCAGTCATAGCATTACGATTGTCTGCTAGTGTGTAGTCAGTATCTAGTGTGATGCTGTTTTCTACGAAACCTATGCCATTTATAGTAATGCTCATTCTGCCTCCTCTGGTGTGTCTGCTGGTTCTGGCTCATTGCCTTCGTTAATCCATTCTAAATATTCAATATAATCCGTATTAGCATTATCCATCGGTATGATAG